CAATAAAGCCGTATTGAGACATCACACATTTGTTTTTTGGGTTGAATGGGCTGTTGTCTATTTTCCCATCAAAGCGGTCAACTGTTGTTTCCAAGTCTAGTACAAGTATTTTCATTTTAGCCCCATAAGTATTTTTATTTGATTACCCGCTAATTTTTGTAGCAACTCGATTTGTTCATCGATTAGTCGGGATTTTGTTTTGGAGTATTCGGCTTGCCGTTGCCTTAACTGCTCTTCATAAAACTCCTTTAGATCCTCTTCACTCAACATAGCGGCTCACCTGTGGTTCGATCATGGCAATCACATAGCCGTGGAAGCCTGATAGTTTATTCTTTGATACGTTGATGAAGCGGCGGTTATCAGGCTCATTGTCGTCGCCTGAAGAAGCCTTGCCGATGCCGATAATCAAATCAGCTTCCGCTGCCTTACCCGTCTTGGAACCTTCAAGCATACTGAAGTCCACACGGGTTTTACCTTCTGCTTCTGCAGAGGCTTGGCTTACACCAATCAAAGCACAGTCGTGCCGTTTTGCCAGTTCACGCAGGCTGCGATACAATTCACGCAGACGTTCATGGCTAGAGTTGTACAGCCCAGAGATCGTCACCTTATCCGCTTGGTCAATAAATACAGCGTCTGGTTTGATTTTTTCGCAATACGCATTAATTGTGTCCAAATCCCATTCTTGGACATCCTTCATTATCAAACGATCCTTGATAGCCTGATACTTCGACATAGCTAAGTCAGGATTGTTTGTAATTTCTTCACGGGTCATACCGCTACAAGCTTGGATCGCACGAAGCTTTGTACGTGTGGTACGTTCTTCATTACCAAGATACAGGACTTTGGCCCCTTGCTGACAGAAGCCCCCAGGGCCTGCAATAATACTGATAAGGAATGCTGATTTACCTGTCTCTGGCCTAGCAAACACAATCCCAAACTCTGCAGGGCCAATCCCATAAACATGACGGGCTAGTGTTTCGATATTAAACTTCCAACGATTGTCGTCAGAGGTTTCAGCCAACAGTTCGTAGATGTTATCAGTGGTAGGGTCACCAAATTCATCTGGCATGTAGCTATCAGCTACTTTTTCAATCAGAGACTGTAGCTTTAGCAGGGCAGAGGTGTCGCCCTCAGACATGTTGATGCCTATGTTAGCAACATCTCTACCAATCTCACGCCGCCACAGGCTTTCAATAACGTCGCCTGCTACTTGTGGTGTAATAGCTTCCGCACGTTTCAGATCATCGATGTTGTCCCTAAACTCATTGATCTCTGACGTGGTTGCTACAGGGTTCTTGCTTAACCAAATCGAATATAGGTCTTCTGGTTTTAGATCAGCATCATATTTCTCATGTGCATCTTTAAGCAGGACGTAAAGGTCTGCCCCATCTTCTGAGAATATAGATTGTCTAAGTTTTGCCTGTGATGATTGGTAAGCCTCATGGTTTAGTAGTGTTTTTATTAGTTCTATTTCCATTCTGCTCCATCCTAGTTAGTGGTCTTTACTAAGGGTTGCAAAGATAACAGGAAATAGAAATAAAAAAAGCCCCGAATTTGCATTCGAGGCCATTAATTTTGTTTTTTGAATGTATTCAGATAGTTAGACGTGTCTGAACTTCATCTTGCTGATGTCCATAGTTTTCTCACCACGACGTTCTTTCATGTCTACTTGGTGGAAGACTACGTTTTTGTTTCCATCAACGATGTTTGCGATAGCTTTTTCAAGCTTGTCTTGTTCTTCAGCAGCTTCTCTGAAACCGCCTTCGATCTGGTAGTCAATGACTACGATTCCTCGTGCTTTAATTGTACCATTCCTTTTACTTTAACGTCTGTACTGGTGGCATAGACGGTTGGTTGTTGTTAACGCAGTTGTCCTCTGCATAGGTTTCGGCAGCTATAAGGAAAAGATTGGTGGACCGCTAGGTGGATTCTGCAGGTCACTATTCTTTTTTATCCAGTAAATAGCAACGCCCATACCAAGCGGTCTGAACTTAGAAAGAAACTTAACCGCCTTACGATTTTGTTTACCGTTGTTACCTTTGCTTCGCAGCCAATACCATTCAAAGCGGCTTCTTAGCGTAATAAGTCTTGTATCTGTGGCACTGTAAGCCATTTTACATCTTTCTGAGTTAGTCGGACACAATCTATTTGATCATATTTCCTGGTCATTAGTATTGCTTTAGCACTTGCATCATTGTCAAGAACTAATGTCACTTTATCGTAAGAACTAAGTGCTTTTCTAATGGGTCGAGTTATATCAGTACCCAATAAAGACAAGCCCACATATCCATTTAATTGTGATATAGCACAGGCAGAAGGGACATCTTCTACAAGAACTACGTGTGTCCCAGTACCCACAGTAATGCCACCATCTAATGTGCCATACGTCCACCACTTGGCTTTAGCAGGGCGTAGTGAACGTCCTACAGCCCCTGTATGATCTGCATTATAGAACAACACACGGTCTTCTGCAGGGGCGTAGGTTATTTTGATATAGCCTTTCTCATAGGCTACCCATGAATTTACGGACTTGAGGAAATCAACCGCAGGCTTGTGGTTTTCGACTTTGGTTGTGATTTGGGGTATTGGATAAGACTGAGCCTTTTTCCTTTTAATTGCATTATTAGCAATAAACGCTTTTGCTGCTTCGATACTACGTTTGCCACTATAGGCACCTCTTACATTGCAACTAGCTTTGTAACAGTTCCAGATTAACTTTCCGTCATATCTGTCTATGGTGAACTTCTTCTTTCCACCACAAAATGGACAGTCGATAGTTTTCCTATCGCCTTCAGTTATCTTTATATTCTTGATGAATTCTAATTGATCCCTGTAGCTGTACATCATCCAACCTGTTTAGCTAATGGTTATTATATTGCCCCTGTCGGGACAATCCGAAGGATATCGTAAAAATAAAATCTGTCAACACTTAGTTAAGGGTTGGTAGCTATGGGCCTAACAAATAAAGTGACCCATAACCTATTGATTTCATTAGAGTAGCCCAGACCCTGAAGGTCGTAGGTTCAAATCCTACTCCCGCAACCAAGATACTGATTTTAAACAGTAATTCTGTTCGATTTTATTTTTTTCGAGATAATTCTTCATTTCTGATTCTTTTTCTCCCTTTCTTTGGCTCTTTGTCGTTCTTCTTCATCCATTTCACGGATATCTTTTTCATATTTGATATGATCATCGATAAAATCATAGACCACCTGCATATCTAACTGTGCCGCTGCACAGTGCAGAACTAATCGCAGACCTTCTTCTGCTAATAGCCCTCTAGCGTGTGCATCCATATGAAAGTGATAGGTAGCAGAACCATCTTCATGTTCCTTTACCTGTTCTACACCAATTATTCCTGCATCTGTATTCATTCTGCGTACATCCTTAATGCTTCCCATGATACAGGGAACTTCTGTGACATCACGTCATCAATCTGATTGGCTACTAGCTGACTTTCATACTGCGTATCAGGCTTACAACGTAGCGCACACATATCTGCAAAGGCATCTAGGCTACCTGACCAGTACCATTCAGTCATCATCGACTGTGGCAGCACCATACGTGCTTGTTCAGGGCAGACGTTGTTCTTTAAAAGAGTGTTATAAGTATCCAAGGCCTCTTTGTGTACATACTCTACAATCTCATGCGGGGACGCAAAAGCGGTGATGTCCCCTTCATCCCAAGAAACTTCTTCTACCTGTCCTGCGCTACCTTGCTTCTTATCTTCAGCACGTCCCCGCCATACATCAGGCATGTAGAACTCTGGTTCTTCGTCCACGTAGCGGCGACTGATCTCATTCCAACGTAGGAACTTATGCTTCACAAGTTGCCGTGCTACGAACACAGGGGCTTTTACATGGAAGGAAGCAAAGCAATGCCCGAAGGGGCTAATGTGCTTGTGCTTGGCTAGATACTTGATCAGGCGTTCATCCTGATGCTTCATGGCGTACTTGCCCTTCTGCATATCTATGCACTCTAACTGTGACACCTTGTTAAAGCTAACACGGGCTGCGTTTACTACAGTCAGATCATCACCACCGTGATAAAGGTATTTCACTTCAATCATTGTGCGGCCCCCAGATACTCTACAAAGTCCGTATCTTTGTGCATGTCGCCATTAACAAAGTGATAAACAGTTTTATAATTTAAGGCATAATGACGGGCGGCTTGCGAGATAGAGATAAAGTCTTTCCCAAACAGGCGGCAAGGTCGTCCAATCTTCTTGCGGAAGGTTCGTTGCGGTTGCTGATACTTATACACTAGCGTTGTCCTTTCATACGCTTCATTCCACAGGTGCAGCACAACCACATGCGCTGCCAAAATACGTGTGCCACTGCGTGGCAATCCTTACAGGTTTTCAAAAATCTGGTTCCCCGTTTTCATCAAAGTTTGGTTTCCGAAATTTGTATTCACGTTTGGGTTCCTCAGTGGGATCATCCAACTCTTCAAGTTGCTGCGATAACAGGCCCAAGTCCTGTAGATGCAGTTCTAAGCTAATTGGTATTTCTGCGTTCATCTGCTTTCCTCAATTCCACTCTCATATCTTTGAAAAAGTCCAACATGCGTTCGATCAGCATCGATGCTTGTGGACGGTTAATGCCCAACTGATTACACAGTTCTTTTTCTAGGGCCTTTCGAGATTCAGTTACGTCACTACTCATTGAAACCTCTTGTTAATGCCTGCAGCCGCAAGCTTTTTGGTGGGTCGCACATAGATGGAAAGAACGTCACGGCTTTGGTGTCCTGTAACACTGCGCAGTTCGTCTTCCGTACAGCCTGCTTCAGCCATTTCTGTGGCCCCTGTGCGTCTAAGGTCACGTAACTGTAGTTCTGCAGGCAGTTTTGCTTCCCGACGTACACGGGCGGCAATCTTGTTGTAGCGTCGTCTGTCGTATGGGCGTTGTGTGTCTTCGGCTTTCACAATGAAGCCTTCTCCACCGTCCTTCAGACGTTCTACCAATCGGGGTGATGCAGGGATTTCAACAAGCGTGTTGGTTTTCTCCTGCTTAAAGCTAAAGATACCATCCTGATAGTTGGACCACTGTAGTTGTCTCATATCCCCAGGTCTTTGGCATAGGTCATAGCAAAGCAGGGCTAGTGTCCCGATAGAGGGCCAACCTAGAAAGTCTGCAGCATCAATAAAATCTTTGACGTGTTCTGGTTCCCATAGAACCTCACGGTCTGGCAGCTTCTGCAAACCCATTCGTTCAAACGGGTTCAGTTGCACACTACCCAGACGCTTACCTACAAACCATATACGACGCAGTACCTTACACGTATGGTTTGCACGATGCATACTCACTTGGTCACACAATTGAGAATAGATTGCCTCTGCGTGGCGTACCTTAACATTGGCAGCAAGCATGTCCTTGAGCAGGGTGTTAGACCCACCAATGCGCATAACCATGACCCCTTGGATCAATTGGTTGTAGGTACGCTTAGTGTTATCAGAAAGCTTGTTCCATGCGTTAGTAGCCTTGTAGGCAGTAACTAAACCCGTGACAGAGTGTTCATCGATGTAAATCTGACGCTTCTGTGTGCGTTTATAGTGGTCGTAAGCATCCGCAATAGCTTCTGCATACGCTTTAGCATCATTACGATTAGAAAATGTCTCGAAAGGCATTCCAACAGCCTTCTGGATGTCATCAGGGGGAGATACATCCCACCGTACACCATACTTCTTAGTTACTCGTCGTCTTAGATACTTCACATTACTCATCTCACACTCCATAAGGTTATGGGCCTGAGATAGACGTTAACTAATGGTCGTAACTGTTGTCAATACAAAATCTATCCCTTGATATAATTAATGGCTTGTATTAATATTGTCTCGTGTAGGCCCACCTCCCTGTCCTACATTGCCTCATCCACTGGCCCCCGTTGCAAGCTCCTCGCTTCGGGGGCTTTTTTTATGTCTGAAAAAGAAAAAGGCCCCGAAGGGCCTGAAGAATTACTCGCACGTCAGATGTAATTATTATACCTGTACAACTGCGATATCTATGTAATCGTCATATTCTTCTGCATCTCCTAATGGTGTAGCAACAACCACTTTACCTACACAAGTGACCCTGTAGGACTTGCCCCGATCTTCAGCATTCTCAGCGGCATCTAAAAGGGCTTCGCCAACTTCTCTTGCTTGTTCTGGATTTAGTAACATGAATGCCCTTTCATAAGGCTAGATTTAAAATGAATCTAAAACTACTCGCACGTCAAACATACTTACACTTAACGTATGTGGGACTAGTCTCAGAAAGATACACTGCATCAGTGCGAAGTAAAAAAACATGTTTTAAAAACCAAATCAAGCGCAAAAATTCAAAAAAATAATCAAACAAAAAAACCATTTGCAAAGGGCCGCAAGGTTTGCAATTCTATCGTTGCCCCGTTGGGAAATGACCAACCCACAAACAAGGCGGGGCGCAAAATCTAAACTTGAAAAGGAAACTGACCAATGAAACTTTTAGACACACACGCAAGCAATACTAAAATTGCAAAGTCACAAAAGGAAAGCGGGTTTCGTATTGCATCGCTTTCGCTTTATCCCGATGACCTAATTTGCCCCGCCGCATTGTTGGCGAATTGCAAAGCCCCTTGTTTAGTTGAAGCGGGTTTTGGAAAATTCGACAATGTAAGACAAGGGCGCATTGCCAAAACGCAATTTTATCATAATGACCAAAAAGCATTTATGGCCCAATTGCGGCGGGAAATTTATAATTTCGTAAAGCTTTGCAACAAAACAGGCAAAAGCCCCGCCTTTCGATTGAATACAATTTCAGATATCGATTGGACAAAACACGAAATACCGCAAGAATTCAAAACCGCCTATTTCTTTGATTATACAAAGGTTGCGGGGCGGTTGGATAGAACCCCCGACAATTACGATTTGATTTTTTCATATTCGCAAGAATTGAAATATCAAAAACAGGTTGCAAAGGCCTTGCAAACAAATGCCCCCGTTGCGGTTGTGTTTCGTGGTTTTGTTCCTGTTGGAAATTATTTTTTAGGCCGTGAAATTGTGAACGGGGACAAATCAGACATTTGGAACCAAAAACAAAAGGGCAAAATCATCGGTTTGAAATTAAAAGGGGATGAGGCGAAAAAATCTAAATCGCTTTTCATTGTTGAACCAGAACAAACAACCCCCGCCCTTGCTATTGCAGCGGAATAATCATGGCCCCGCTTTATCAAGTTATTGGTTTTATTGTGTTTTGGTTGTGGGTTTTAGATACCCTAAACTAATGACACAAAAAAACCCTTTACTAATGCATTAAAATGCCCATAATCAAAAACACGGGGGGCAATCCTGCCCCCTGCAATCTAAACTTAAAAGGAAATGACCAAATGCCATTTGACGTAATTTACCAAAGAAACGAAAACGCAACGGCCCTAGACATCAACCAAGTGATTGATTATTGCCCCGCCGCTTTAACAGAAATTAAAAGCCCTGAAACGTCGGGGAAATATGGTTTCGTAAATACTTTGCAAGCGGTGCAAGTTTTGTCTGATTATGGTTTTCGGCCTACAAAGGCAGTGCAGCAACCTAGCAGAAACCCCGCAAATAAACCCTATGCTATGCATTGCCTAGCATTTGCACATGATGATGATTTGCGAAACCCTTACAACGAAACACGGCCTGAAATTATACTTTATAATTCACATAATGCTAAATCTGCCCTTAAACTATTTGCGGGGGCTTATCGTTTCATTTGTTCAAATGGAATTGTTGCGGGGGACGGGTTCCAATCGAAAATGCGCCATAGCAAGAAAACCGCAAACGGGTTTGAAACCCTGTTGAAAGAAACCGCCGAAAGCTTGCCCCGTATGATGCAACGTATCGCAACCTTGCAAGAAAATGTTATTCCCGCAAATGATGCAATTGATTTTGCATATAATGCAGCGGCCTTGCGTTGGGAAATGGCCCCTGATTGGGGCGATGATATTAATTTTGGGGCGCATTATGACCAAAAAACAATTGACCAAATGCAAACCCCCCGCCGCCTTGAAGACAAAGGCAATAATGCATGGGTTGTATTTAATAGAATACAGGAAAGCATTTTGCGGGGCGGTGTTGAAGTCAGATCAATAACACAAAAGCATTTAGACAATGGCAATGCGTTTGGACAATACCGCAAAGCAAAGGCCGTTTCATCATTGCCTGAAACAATCCGCTTAAATCGCCAATTGTGGGATATGTCCAATGCGTTTGCGTGATTGGATAGGCGATTTCATCGGGGCTATAGCGGTTTTCGCTATCCCCTATGGCCTGTTGATATTGGGCTATGCTTTCGGCCTTAACTAAACTTGAAAAGGAAATGACCTATGTATCTA